GGTGCGGTTAAGTTTGGAACTGACTCTGCAGGTGCTGGAACAACAGTAGCAGAAGTTAGATCTTGGACTGTTGAACATACAAAAGACGTGATTGAGGACACAGCAATGGGTGATGGTGCAAGAACCTACCTATCTGGATTACATCAATTTACAGGCACAATGGAATGTATGTTTGACACAACTCAAACCAATATTTCAGTGTTCAATCCTGCCAGCGACGCAGATTTATTTGTGGAATTTTATCCAAACAATTCATCAGGCGTAAAATACGAAGGCAAGGTGATTGTAACGTCAGTGAGTAGAACAGCAAGTTTCGATGATTTGGTAACTGTAACAGTTTCATTTCAAGGATCAGGCATCTTACACGAGACATCAATCTAGTAAAATGTTAAAATTTATTTTAACAGGAAAACAAAATGTCATAAGGCATCTTGAAAAAGAAAAAGATGCCTTTATGACCAGAGTGGCAGAAGATATCAAACAGGTGGCCACACAAAATACACCTATTGATAAAGGTAGAGCAAGACGAGGTTGGAAGATGAGCAGTACTAGAAATACACGTTCTATAACTAACCGCGTGCCTTACATTGATCTACTAGAACGAGGGCGATCCAAACAAGCACCTAAAGGTATCGTAGGGCCTACTATTAGGGAAATATCTAAAAGGAGATATAGATAATGAGTCAAACTCTAAAGAATGCCACAGAGCATTTTAAATCAAAATTAGCAGGTGGTTTAGAAAAATTACCTGTGCCTGAATGGAAAACTGATGTTTATTACAAACCCAGTTATTCATTTGCTGTAGAATCAAAAATTATTGAATTACAGCAACAAGGTAAAACAGTTGAAGCATTGTGTGAAACGCTGATTCAAAAAGCATTGAATCCAGAAGGCAAACCAATGTTTAACAAGATGGACAAATTGACCTTAATGAATGAGGTTGATCCTGCTGTCATATTAAGAATTGCCGCTGTGTTAAACAGCACAACCAGTTCTTATGAGGCAGTTGAAAAAAACTAAATGAGGACATTGAACTCCAACTCTTAATGCGTATAGCAAAAGAGTTAGGCAAAAGCATAAAGGAAGTTATGCAGTTTGATGTCCAGGAAATACAACTTTGGGCCGCATGGTTCAAAATGGAACAGGAGGCAATGAAACGTGGTAGCGAGAACAGACATAGAAATCCGCGCCGTAGATAAAACCCAACAAGCATTGGGTAATATAGATGCACGACTGAATCGTCTTGATAAAAACACAAGAAATTTAGAAAGAGGATTCAGTGGATTAACATCTAAAATTGTTGCCGCAGGTTCTGCCTTGGCCACTGCGTTTGGAATCAAATCAATATTGAGAGTTGGAGCAGATGTTGAAAGATTACAATTAAGATTTCAATTTTTATTCAGATCAGTAGATGAAGGAACGGCGGCATTTAGAACGCTTGTAAAATTTGCAGGTGAAGTTCCTTTTACATTGGAAGAAATACAGCGAGGAGCAGGTAACCTTGCTGTGGTATCTGAAAATGCAGAAGAACTGGGCAACAATTTAAAACTTGTGGGTAACATTGCCGCCGTTACAGGATTAGATTTTCAAACCACAGCAGAACAATTACAAAGATCATTTTCATCTGGTATTGCGGCATCTGAATTGTTTAGAGAAAGAGGCGTAAAAGCATTATTGGGTTTCCAAGATGGTGTCACTTACACTGTGGAAGAAACTAGAAAAAAATTCCAAGAAGCATTTGGTCCTGGTGGTCCATATGAAAAAGCGGCATTTGCTCTTGCCAGCACATTTGATGGTGTATTATCTATGCTTCAAGACAAATTGTTAAGATTTCAAATTGCTCTTGCTGAACAAGGTGGATTATTAGAATTTTCCAAAGCGGCATTGAGAGCATTGGATGATTATGTGTCAGATTCATTTGGCACACTAGAAAATTTTGCCAAGGTAGCAGGTGAAAGATTCATAGAATTCATACAAAGAACACTTTTAGGAGCAGGTAGAATTATAGATGGATTGATGCCAATATTTAAATTTGTGTTATCAGGTTTGAGAGATTTATTTTCATTCATAGATTCATTACCAGGCGGAATAAGAGAAATTGGTCTGGTTGGATTCTTTTTCTTAGGGGCCAAAGGTAAATTAATTGCCATTGTTATTGGCAGTGTTTTAGACAAAATACGTGCAAGTCTGGGTGTTGTATTACAAGGTCTAGGCAAATTGTATGGTGGTATTGCCAAAGTATTAGATACACTGGGTATTTTAAGTGATGATCAACTTGCCGCGGCAAATCAAGCAGTGGCAGATATGACTGCAACAGCAGAAAGATTGCAAACTCCGTTCAAAGAATTAAAAAATGATGTGGGAGAAAATAATAGAGAATTAGGTGCCACAGAACAATTATTTCAAAATATATTTACGGCCATAGAAAATTCAGCTCAAAAAAATAAGGAATCAGCAGATGCTGTGCGTAAGGCCATTGGTGATATTGTGCCTGCCAATAAAGAAGTGGAAAAAGGATTGAATAAAATTGGTGAACTTGCTAAAAAAATTGGTGGCGATATTGCTAAAGATATCTTAGGTAAAGGAGATGAAAGAGCAGAAGCAATTCAACAAGCAATAGATGAATTTGAAAAATTACGACAGAAAGATCTTGAAAATGAACAGAAATACACACAACGTATTGCAATTCTTAAAAAAGCACAGGCAGATTTAGAAAGAAAGAATGCTGAAGAAAAGAAAGCAGAAGTACAAAAAACAATTGATTTAATGAAAGAAGGCAAGGCAAAAGAAATTGATATACAGATATTAAGCGATGAACAAAGAAAAGCAGTAATTATTGGCACAGGTAAAGATATTCTAAACACTGTGGCAAAATTTAATGAAAAAGCATTTAAAGTGGCCAAAGCAATAGCAGTTGCTGAAGCAGTGGTCAATGTGTATAGAGGTATATCTGCCGCATTGGCATTGCCTTTCCCATTCAATTTATTAGCGGCGGCACAAACAGCGGCACAAGGTTTTGCGGCAGTTGCCCAAATAAAAGCAACCCAATACACAGGACCTAGAGAAAAAGGCGGATCTGTATCACCTGGTCAATCATACCTAGTTGGAGAAAAAGGACCAGAAATGTTTGTTCCTAATGCTGGTGGTACCATTGTGGCCAACAATCAAATGGGTCGAAATGTAAATATTAATTTTACAATCAATGCTGTGGATTCAAGAGGTATAGATCAAGTGTTGATTGAAAGAAAACAAACAATTATAGGTGTGATCAATGAAGCACTCAATAGAAAAGGAAGGGTAGGTATTACATCATAATGGCAAATCTTGGTTATTTAAATGGCCCATTATCCACATTGGGCACACAAGCAGAATTTAGAAACGTCAGTTTTCAACAGATCACCAACAGCAGTGTCACAACCACTGTGAGTGGTAGAACCATCAGAGTGGCAAACTCTACCACATTGTGGGGAGGCACTCTTGAATTTACCACCTACACACAATACGCATTCAAATATCTACAAGGATTTTTTGCAAAGACAAGAGGTGCATTGAATGATTTTTACATACAAATACCAGGTGTGAGTGATTTTCAAGGATCATACACAGGCACACCTTCATTACAAGTGGTCAATACCACATCAGCAGGCAACAATGAAGTGGATATCATCACCACTGCTGGCACCATCAATTTGAGAACAGGAGACATGATACAGTTTCAATCTCACAGCAAAGTGTACATGATCACAGAAGATTGCTCAGGTTTAGGCACATCAGCAGAAGATTCTGCAGGAGGTAAAACATTAAAATTTGAACCAAATCTTGTGGAATCAGTTTCCGCAGGAAATTTTGTGAATTTTTCCAACATACCTTTTAGGGTGGTATGCACCAATGATGAATTCACTTACAATTATAATTTAGATGGCACAGTGGATTTTGCGATTGAAGTAAGAGAGGTAATTTAAATGGTAAGAGATCTCAGCAATGTGCAGAATGAATATCTTGCCAATGATTCATTAATTGCTCTGCTGTTGATTGAATTGACCAACAAAAACAACACAGTGGAATACTACACAGATGCTCCTTATGATATTACCATTGGAGCAACCACCTATCAAACCACAGACAAAATTATTGCCATTTCAGAAAATCAAGAAACTGCAGATTTACAGATCAGCAGTGTGAATATTGTGATCAGTGCTCTAGCAACCAATGCCATCACAGATTATGCTTCTTCACAGATGATTAACAAATCTGTAGTGATTAAAAGAGCATTCATCAACAGCACAGATCAATCATTGGTGGGAGATTCTGCTGGTGATTTTTCTTTTGTGTTGTTTGCAGGCAAAGTATCTGGTTATCAGGTCAACAATGATCAAGTCACAGCAGAAATCACGCTGGAAATTGCCAGTCAATTTGTGGATTTTAGAAAAGTGAATGGTCGTAGAACCAATGAAAACAATTGGCACAATGCCAACACTGTGAGTTTATCTTCCAATCTATTACAGCACTATGAAGATAGAATCATGGAGTTTGCTCATGAAAGTGTGAATGATATTAAATGGGGGCAACCGTAAACAATGGGATGGTTTAAAAAAATTATTGGTGGAATCAAAAAAGGTATCAAAAAAGGTATCGACAAGATCACAGGTGTGGTCAAAAAGATCACATCCTTTGTGGGAGATGCATTTGGATTTGTGATAGATCCAATGAGCACAGGTGACAACATTCAAGATTTAGGATCTTATGCAGAAGGCATCAAAGCAACCAAGACAGGAACCAATGTGTCAATACCAGTGGTGTATGGTTATAGACGTGTGGGCGGCAGTATTATATTTGTGGAATCAGCAGGCGAAAACAACAAGTACCTCTATGTGGCATATGCTATCTGTGAAGGACCCATTAGAAAAATCAATGCTGTGTATATAGATGACAAGTTGGTGGCCAATCATGATCCAAACAAAATGCGAGATTCATTGGGTTCAATCAATGTGACAGGTGTTCAAGCACCCACCTCAGGAGATTTCAAAGATTTAGTGCAGTATGAAATACACAGAGGCGGATCTGATGGCACACGCAGTACAATCTTATATCAAGCACCCAGTTGGAAAAACAATTGGGGTTTAAGGCAGGGTGTAAAATTAACATGGGCCGCTTTTAGATTTGAATACAAGACATCTGAATCCAATCCATTCACAGGAGGAGTTCCCAGAGTGAGTTTCGATGTGCTGGGCAGAGAAGTGGAAGACATCAGAAATCCCAATGTTTACACACCAGGCACAGGCACACTCACAGCAGATTACAGTGAAGAAGGTAACCCACTGGGAGATGGCACACGTAAATTTGATTATAGACCCAATGTGGGAGATTTAACAGCAGGTTACAATCCTGCCAATGCACTGCTGGATTATCTTTTAAATCCACGCTATGGTTGTGGTTTGAAAAAATCACAAATTGATGCTGAGTCATTCTATATTGCGGCAAACAAATTCAGTCAAGATGTGGATTACACTTCAGAATTAAAAGGCAAAGCAATGACCTGTAATGCTGTGATCAACACAGGAGAAAGTTTGATAGACAATGTTAAACAATTGCTTACAGGTTGTAGAGGCATTCTGCCTTATGTGAAAGGCAGATACAAATTGGTGGTGGATGATGGAGGCAATGCCACAGATATCACCTCCAGCACAGTCACAGTGGCATATGATGTGGATGACAATGAATTCATAGGTCCAGTCACATTGAGTGGAGAAAGTAAAGGCACCAAATACAACAAAGTGATTGTGAATTATGTGGAACCAGAAAAAGATTTCAGCAGTCAACAGGCCATCTATTCAGTGGAAGCAGATGTCACAGCAGATGGTGAAGATTTTATAGGAGAATTTACATTTCCCACATTGACCAATGTGTATATTGCAAGAGAATTGGCCAGAACACTGTATCAAAAATCCAGATCACAACGCAGTATTTCATTTACCACGACACAAGAATTGAGGGATGTGATTCCTGGAGATATTATTAGAGTTACTGATCAAGTGATTGGGTTAAATCAACAAACCTTCAGAGTGGTCACAATGAAAATGACAGATGAATTACAGATTCAGATTGATGCTGTGGAACATGATGCCGCCCTGTATCCATTTGCTGAAGGCACACAGATTGAACAACCACCAAGAACTTTTTTACCCAGCGATCC